TATAAGGAGGAGTGTAATTCATATTTTAATGAGTCTATCAAGGTGCAAGCACGTTACAATCGTGCTATACTATTTGATGGACGTAAGTATCACGGAGGACAGAACTTCTATGGTTCTACATCTGATGATGCAAGACTAACTCTAGTATTCTTTGGCAGGGGAATTAATGACTACCAATCATATGACGCAAGATTTGAAGGTTGATACTATATGTGATGGCAAATTATATGTCATTCGTAATGGTTTATCAATCGAGACTTGTGAACAATTAAAAATAGAATATATGATGATTAAGGATGTTGTCGAAACACAGTATTCGGGACCAACTTCTGATCCTATAATGCCAGGTGCATTTGCAATGTATTCACCAGTATGTTTTGAAGCAATGGGACAACACATACAACCACAGATTGAACAGGTGTTAGATACACAATTACATCAAACATTTAGTTATGCCAGAGTATATGTTAAAGGAACAAATTTAGTAAGACATAGAGATAGAACAAGTGGTGAATGGGTTGCTAATGTGTGTATAACAAGAGATGATACTGATTGGCCCTTGTACTTAGAAATGGATGGTAAATCACATCAAGTTCTTATGAATCAAGGAGATATATGTATCTTCCGAGGACATAAAGATTTCCACTGGAGACCTAAGTACACAGGTGAGTTACAGATACAAGCATTCGTATCTTATGTTGATGCAAATGGAAAATATGCTAATAACAAATATGATGGACGACCAATGTTATCAATGCCTTGGGAGTCAGCAGCAGACTTCATTAAAGAAGAACAAGCAATGATTAACTCATCACCCTACTACACATAATATGAAGTTCACAGTACAGTCACCATTTAAGACACAATTTAATAATATGCAAGACGTTATTGTCTTTGATGATATAATCCCACCAGTATATCAGAATTGGTTAATAGATTGTATTAAGAACCCTGATCTCAAATGGATGATTAAGGACAATGCAATTAGTGATTTATTTGAAGATGACCCTCGCAATGGATATTGTAATTTCCATTATTTGTATGAAGTAGAACAGGGTGAGTTATCACCATTATGCAACGCATTTATGCCTCTAGCATTACAGTTCAGAGATAAGTTAAAGGCAGAATCATTGCTTAGGATGAGAGTTAACCACGTACCTGCTTGGTGCTCTAGCATCATTCAGTTACCACACGTTGACAGTTATGTCAAAAACTCTTGGAATGTGGTATATTATATTGATAATTCAAATGGTGACACTATTATCTACAACGAGAGGACACAAGATCCCCAACAATATGTTGAGTTAGCAAAACAGGATAAATTCACAGAAATGACACGAGTATCACCTAAGAAGGGTAGAGCAGTGGCATTCAAGGGTGATTTATTTCACTCATCAACAACACCAGTAGGTACTTGGCGACCTGTTGTTAACATCAATTTAGCAGAGCAACCACCTACTGCTAATGACATCATTTACAATCCAAACAAAAAATGACCTATAAAATTAAAGATGGTGAGGACTGGGTATTGTACAGATCACCAGTTGTAGAGCACGAGCAAGAAGAAATGCTACGTCAACTAGGACGTGGTTATAGACTCTTCAAAGAGACATTTACTGGTCTTGATAGTTCTTTAAGGCAAGAGGGTTTAACACTCGGTGCACTGCCATCTCTGTTCAATGTAGACCACGTTAAGAAGGATAGAGAGCACTTAGATAATATGGACACTAACTATTCTGGTTATCGGTTCTATAATCTATTTTCATTGACTGCACCATCACCACTATTCTGGTTATTGCTACAAGATATAAGGACAGTAGTTAGAACAACGTTAGGAACTGATGAACCATTATGGATGCAATGTTGGGTTAATATGCACAAACCAAATGAAGTATTAAATTGGCACGATCATAAGTTTGATTATCACGGATATGTAAGTATTGATCCAAAGAACAGCATAACAAAATTTAGAGATAGTAGAGGTCCATTATATGAAATAAATAATGAAGTTGGTAACATTTATTTCGGACCTGGATGGGAACGAATGCACAAAGTATGTGTTAATGAAGAATACGAAGGTAATAGAATTACCCTAGGATTTGATATAGAAACACGAGGTGACTTACCAGACGACCAGTTCTCTCTTATCCCTTTACTGTGATGTTAGGAATCAAGACACAAATATTAAATAGCGAGAGCAAAGACATCTTGCGTAAATCTCTTGGTATGTTCATATCTAAAACATATCAATCACATAGTGAAGGGAGAATAGATGAAGGACAACTGCACGAGTTGTTACATACTGTAGAAGAAATTACTGATCTGTTATATCTAAAGTATGTTGAGAATTTAGAATAATATGACCATCAACATATTACTTGCAAACTCTATTCAACTTGAAATGCGTAACATTCTAAAATCTCTTGAATTAGGTAACTACATCAAATTTAAAGGTGAGACTGGTTACATATCATTTGTATGTGATGAGTATATTACAATGTGTACTCACGAGACTGACGATCCAGACGCAATGCACGGTAAAAAGTTCTGTAATGTGCTAATATACAATGGAGACTGGTTGGACATTGAGATAGATGAAAGTCTATTCCCTCGCAATGTCAGAAACTATCACGGAAAGATAGTTGAACATCCAGGAAATGACCTACTACCACCTATTGAAGAAAGATGATGATTAAAGCAAATCCAAATGCAACACAAAGTGAGTTTGCTGGTAAGGTTATTGTACCTTGGGTTAACATTAACCTATCAAAGAATGAAGCAGAAGCATTATTAACTGCTTTACAACACTTCCCACTTGAGTTACAACGACCTAGTGAGAATATCCACGGAGTTAAATACTCTGACATTTACAATACTATTAGACAGGAGGTTGATGATGCCACCATTGAGGAAATTGGCGAAAGTAAGACCAATTAGTGATCGTGCTAAATTACAGTTCGTTGAAGCAATGAACAGTAATAATATGGCAACCATTGAAGATCGTAGAGAAGATGGTAGGACATTCTTATCATCTAATCACAATCACGACTTTTGGTTTTGGTCAGATGGTAATGATGATCCACATTGGAGGTTTGAAGAGGTAGTATGACTGACGCTAAAGCAGGTGAATCACTCAAGGTTACTGTTGATGAGAATGGTAAGGTTGCTCTTGAGTTTGACCCTAACGACCCACATTGGAGTTGGTTAAGTAAAGCAACTGATGAACAAGTTGAAGCATTCATTCAAGCAGCGAGGGATGATTATGACTCACCTTGATAAGGTTATCCGTAACCTTGAAAATGAGTTGGAACAACTCAAACGTATTAACACAATGCTTAAATCAGATGATCTCAGACAAATACTATACAGAACTGAAACACGAGTTGGTAAAGATCTTGATGCACTCGACTCTGATTGTTATGATAATCAGACTGGAGGAGCAGAGATACAAAGAACTGCTATAATAGATGATATCGAGCACTCTAAGCACTACTACGATTATGACCGTAACCGATAGCGAACTCAATTTCATTGAAGAGTTATTAACTGGTGGATATGAATACAACTCACATCACCATTGCTATGAACGTGTATGGACTACAAATGATGGCAAGGAGTCCATAGTTGAACTATATCTAAAGGACAGTAACGAGTGGTTACATAAGATGATAGGGTATGGTGGTAGTATATTCTATCAAGAGAGAGTGACAAACGTGTAACTGTCACATATAACTAGCATTTTGCCTTGTTTGCCTGTATGATTAATACAGTTAAGCAAGGCATTTGAGTATCACACTAAGACCACACCAGAAAAGAGCACTCGAAGCAATGGGTGACAATGATAAAGGACAGATCATTGTGCCTACTGGTGGTGGTAAGACAATGATAATGATACAGCACGCTATCAAGCATTTTGAAGAGAGTCCAGTACCACAGACTATAGTTGTAGTTGCACCTCGTATTCTATTGGCACAACAACTATGTACTGAGTTCACATCATTGATTGATGCTGATGTGTTACACGTCCATAGTGGTAAGAATGAGTATAAGAATACTACTGACCCTAAAGTTATTCAAGAGTGGGTAGATAACAATACAAATAATATACTAATCTTTACAACATATCATTCTCTTCATAAGGTATGTGTATTAGATGATGTTGATATAGTATATTATGATGAAGCACACAATAGCACAACTAAATCATTTTTTCCTGCTGTTCAGGAGTTTAGTCAAAGAGAACAAACTAAGGACTATTATTTCACAGCAACACCTAAGTATGGAACTAGATCTAATTTCATAGGTATGAACATACCTAGCATTTATGGTGAAGTAATAGAGAATGTTACTGCTAATGAATTGATTGACAATGGTTCGATCATACCACCAACTATAGTACCATTTAATGTTAATGGCACAAGGACTAGACAGAATGCTCACGAGTTTGATGTTGATGCAACACTAGACCTACTTGATGAGATAGATGATAATGAATTGACCCCTAAAGTGGTTGTCAGTATTGGATCTTCTAAGGTTCTTCAGGCAATGCTAGGTAGAACACCACTATTACAAGAGTTGAAAGATCGTGGTTATGATGTGTTACACGTCACTAGCAAGTTTGGTGCATACGTTAACGATAAGAAAGTATCACGGTCTCAGTTTATGACCACATTAAATGAGTGGGGAACTGATGATGATAAGAAGTTTATCGTATTTCATTACTCTATACTATCTGAAGGTATATCAGTTAGTGGATTGACTCACAGTATTATGTTGAGACAGTTGAATCTCATAGAAATGGCACAGACAATAGGTAGAGTTATAAGGATGGATCCACAAGATAAGGCAGATATTAGTTCAAATAAACTGAAATCTGGTCAAGTGCAGTTCTATCGCAAGTCAACTGGTTATGTGTGTGTACCTATGAGCAGTAAAGCAACAGTAGCAAGATTACAAAGAGTAGTGGACGACATATTTGTTAAAGGTATCCCACCACTTCCTCTATCGTATAAATAAATCAGGCACAGTATTAATTAGGATTTAACAATGGCAACTACTCAAGTAAATAATTGGGCAGATTTATTGCTTGCTCAACTAGCAGCAAACGCTAAGGCATATAGATTGAAAGCAGTAAATGATAGCATCACCAGAGTAAGTGCTCAAGCAGGAGCAGCAGAATATCGCTTTACAAATAAGAAAGCAAAGATTGAAGCGGATGACGCTAGTGTCAAATGGACATTCAGCAAAGCGGATGCAGCAAGTGGTGATGATGTAGTAATATCAGCAACAGCACCAGTTGATAGAGGTGGACATACTAAAGTATGGGGAATAATAGAAGGCACAAGTGGTGATAATGAAGGATATGTAAGAAAGTCAACAAGTGACCCTTATGTGGATGCCAATTCATTAGGTGACACATATCGTGCAGCATTCTTTGATAAGGTTAATCAATTCGGATGGGGATAATCATATAATATGTGCCACTCATTAAACTGTCTAACATTAGGTTGCTAGGCAGTTTTTTTGTGTATAATGAATATATGGAAGGCAAGGGTGAGCGACCCCAGAGGAAAATGCTCTTTAATTCGAACCTCTTCCATATCAAACATTATTGGAGATTTGATGACTTTACAGTTTTTGACAACAGTCTTGAACAACTTCTGTTCAAACAATGGTTTACCATTTCAGTCAGCAGATGACTTACGTCACAACTATCAAATTACTCTAACAAAGTATCAAGAGAATTGGTTAGAGCAATATGGTAAGGTGTGGGATATCGTAGTGGAGAATGCAGACTAATGACCATTGAAGAATACAAAGAACTCATAGCACAAGACACATTAAAAATCGGCACAGGTGTCGAACTTGAAAATGTGACTGATGAGTGGTATGATGAAGAAGGCAACCTAAAAGAATAATATGAAAGATACCATATTATATGGAGATTGTCGAGAGACTCTCAAACAATTTGATGAAAAGGCGAGGATGTGTGTAACATCACCGCCTTATTATGGTTTAAGAAACTATGGTAACGAGGACAATCAAATTGGATTAGAACAAACACCTGAAGAATACATTAAACAATTAGTTGAAGTATTCAGGTCAGTTCGTGATGTACTTACGGATGATGGAACACTATGGGTGAACATAGGTGACACATACTATAATTACAGATCAGATGGTAATTATCCTAAGCAAACAGTATCTAAAACTAATCAAGATTTACCAACATTTACACCAGTTAGAGGTAACAAGTTTGATAACTTAAAATCTAAGGATTTAATTGGTATACCTTGGATGTTGGCATTTGCTTTGAGGGATGATGGATGGTTCTTACGTCAAGATATAATATGGCATAAACCAAATCCAATGCCTGAAAGTGTTAGAGATAGATGCACTAAATCTCACGAATATATCTTCTTATTATCAAAGAATAAGAGATATTATTATGATAATGAAGCAATCAAAGAACCTGCTAAGGACTGGGGAACCAGAGATAGAACCAATGGCAAGTATCACAATAAAGGAACTGGACTGCAACCACATTCAGGATTGACCAAATCATATCCTATGAAGAATAAAAGAAGTGTGTGGTCAGTCACGTCCAAACCTTATAAAGGTGCTCACTTCGCTACTTTCCCACCTGATTTGATAGAACCTTGTATCAAGGCAGGATCTTCACAAAATGACATAATTCTTGATCCATTTATGGGATCAGGCACAACTGCAATGGTAGCAAGGGAACTGGGTAGGCATTACATAGGATGTGAGTTACATAACGACTATTCTAACCTAGTTCAGAAGCGATTAGGGTTGTTCCAGTTCACAAACTGAACACATTTACACCCATTTCACTCATTTACCATTATTATAAGAGAGTTCAAACGATTTTATTGATCTATGCCAACTGCAACTGCTACTCAAGCGACTACAACACCACGCAAGAGAGCAAGACGCAAAGCAGCAACCACTTCAAAGACTGTCACAAAGAAGGCAGCAACACCAAAACTAAATAAGGTAGTTGCAGTTCCACAAGTGTCACGTCCACAAGTTGAGTTGATATCAAGAGATCAGTACATTCAAGACATCAAAGCACGTTGGTCAGTACATCAGTATGAGATCAACGAACTAGGCAAGGATCTCAAATTTGGTTATGAGTATCTTGTCAAGCAATCAGTTGTTATTATTGATTATTGCAAGAATTCATACAACAGAGCATTCAACTAGACCACTTGAATTACTGACACACTAGCACCCTATATGGGTGCTTTTTGATGTAATATAATAATAGTTAAGGAAATTTATGCACAACTTCTCTGAATTCATTGATTACTGTATGTCATTCTACAATGACGTTGATGGACTCTATCCTATCGACAAACTAACAGAGGAAGAGTTAGCACTTGCAACTCTCAAGTATCTTGACCTATGTGCATCATCCGATATTGAGTGGGGTGATGGCGATTCACTAGACAGAGAGCGTGTACGCAACATTGTAATAGAGTCCAGAGCAATAAAGCAAGGTGGATGGATCACAGAAGAACCAGTTGGCAAAGTGTCCACAAAATCACCAAACCTACCAAATTTCGTGTAATATAAGAATATGAACAAAACAATCACACTTTCAGATCAGCAGCATTCACTACTTGTGGATCTATTCTCTTCAATCGCTGATCTAGACTTGCAAGAGCATTGCGAGGACTCTACAGAATTCGATTCCCTATGGGATGCAGTTATAGACGCTAAGGAGGTCAACTAAATGTCAACATTACATCACGAGTCAATAATGGAACAATGTCACGATGAAGCGTGGGAGAGTTTCAGAGTACATAATAAATTGACTGAAGATCAGTTAAATGAGTTATGTTGGAGACAAACTTCAGGCACATTACTTGCAATAGAAAAGCAAGCACAGAGACTATTTGAAGCGAGGTGCCAATGATAGTAAACTTTACAGCATCCATAGTATGTGATGATGAAGGAGTAAATCCACTTCATTTATGTGAAGAAATTCAAGCATACTTAAACTCTAATCATAATGAGAGTTACATTGACACTAAAGTGTTAAGTTATAAATTAGAAGTTGATAAACAAGTCCCATTCTTTTATCAGGAGGAGTATTAATGCACACATTTAATTTAACATTTGATGAACAATACGAGTTCATTAAGTTATACGATATACTCAGAGATATGGACTTTGAGTTAACACCTAATCAAGCAAGTGTGTTTGAGAAAGTATTAGATAGCAAATTTATTAACCCAGAGGTATCACAATGAGACAACTAACTTCACAACAATGGGATGAACTAATTGACCAGTATGTTCAGTTACAAGTTGATAGTATGGACTACCAATCTTTAGAAGCATTTGTAACACAAACTCTAACACAAGATTTAAGAGAAATTGAGTCTAGAGAAGAGTTATGTGATGAGATTAGTTTAACATTTGATGATGAAACATTGAATGAGTTAGTTGATAACGTAACTAATGAAACTGTACTTGACATTAACAACAATGGAGGTAAGTATTAATGAGTAATGATTTAATGCCAGATGGATTTAATGGTGAAATTAACTACAATGATGACGGAACCATTAATCTCAATGGTAACCTACTTCCAGAGGATTTAAGAGTAGTATCAGAAATAATATTTGATACTATAGCAAATTGTGGTCTATTTGATGACCACGATAAATTTTCATTTCAAATAAACATTAAGGAGGAAATTGACAATGATTGAATTATTTGTTATTGTTGGAGGTGCATACGCTCTTTATGTGTGTGGAGTTGCTATTGCAACAAATTTAGACTATTACGAGGTTAACAAACGTGATTAGATTCATTTTTGGATGTGTGTGCATCTTTATGGGTGCTAACATTCTAATCAATGTTATGAATAGCACAATGGTTGACAGTTGGGAAGAGAGGAACAGGACACTTCAAGAACTGACACAACCAAATCCCATTCAACCCTAAAATCAAGTATATTATAAATGTGGGGGATGGTTCGATTCCATCACTAACGTGGATACGAAGATCTAGGTCTAAAGATTCGTGAACTGCTTCTAAGAAGAGAAAGCACGAAATTACTAGGTCATTCCCACAATCAATTTTACAGGAGTTTAAATGAATTTATTTGATGCAGTCCCAACAGTTGTAAGAGACAATTTTCAAGGATACGACAAGGGTGAATCAATTTCAGTTAAAGAGATCACCAACGCAGTATTTCAGGTAATTGATCTATGTGACAACTTTGACAAGGACACCATCAAAATGACAACATTTAGACAAATCCGTCTAATGGTCTCAAATGGTGTTGATATGTTACTCAATGACCCGATTCAATTTAACGAGGTAATGTTCTAATGAATGTTGTTATTGACAAGATGCAATCACCCGAAGCAAAGTATCAACAACTGTTCGAAGCAATGTATCAACTTTGTGACGAAAATAACTGGGGAGATCCTTTCAGTTATGCACGAAGCAGAGAGATACATTTAGCGAGCATACTTGGGCACCGAGTTAGTGATACTTTATCAGGTGCAGATGCCTATGATGAGAATAACTTACCAGTTGAATATAAGTCAACTATTGGTAAGAAACTCACAGCAACATATAACGGCATAAGTGTACAAAACTCGTGGGAGGATCAAGTTAAGTATCTCCAGGAAGATAAGATAGGAAAGTATCACAAACACTTCTTTGCTAGGTATCATTTAGGCAAGGTAGTTGAAGTTTGGGTTATGAATGCTGATGACGTATTACGCATCTTAATTGATAACCTAGAGAGACAATTTAAGACAGTTGGTAATAAGAAAGATCCCAGACTTGGGTACACTATTTCTAACAAACTCATCCAAACTTACGGAACTAAAGTATTATGAGCATTGAACAATTAAACCCAGAGAGAGAAACTTCCATTGATCTTATTGCTGAAACTTATTACAATCGTATGAAAGTACACGTTGATAATAATAACCCACGCAATGCAGAAGCACTATGTTTAGAATACTTAGTGGATGGAATTGATCCCGAAGATGGTAACTATTCCTGGATGTTTTTACAACATTTAGATAGTTTATTTGAGGATTAATTGTTATTGTGGCAATGCCAATAAGTCCACTAAATGTAAACTTGCATCTTTAAAATGACTGAATCAATTCTTGAAAACAACCCTTATTTACTTGAATTGTTTAATGAATGTGATACAGGTAACGACATTCTAGCGTTACTTGATGAACTCTACCCAGTAGGGTGACAGTTGAATTAGTGCACACTAACCCCTCTCAACGAGGGGTTTTTCCTTTATAATAAGAGAGTAACAAACAAGGATTAAAACTTATGAGAAAGATTGAAGCAGCAATGAACAGAGCAGCAAGAAACAGAGTTAACTGGCAATCAGGTAACACTAGGGTTGAAATCACACCTGAAAATGATGCTCTTGTTTATCTTCATTCTAATCTAATCGGTAAGATCTCTCAGTCAGTTGTTACACTATTTGACGGCGGTTGGCAGTCCAACACCACGAAATCACGTCTAAACGCTCTTTGCTACGAATTTGCTTATGGCACATCCGTATTTCAAAAGAATTGGGAGTGGTTCGTATCTACTAGCAATGGATCTGACGATTTCATTTCAGGTTACGAGGTAGCACTTTAATGTCACAAACTAACTACAAAATGACTGAAGAAACTTACAAACAACTTTGCAATCCTACCCCAATTATTAAGTATTACTTCTTAATAAATGATCGGGTTAAGTATAACAAACGTTGACAAGGTATCAAACTATGATATATAATGAGGGGAGTAAATAACCCCTCTTTTTTATTACAAACTCGTTATGGACAATAGTAACATTTTATCGGACGATCTTTCAACCATAAGTGATAAGAATGAAAGCACAGTTTACGGTATGTTTATGACACCTGTAGGGGTAAAATCTCTCACTAATCATCAACAACACAAACAGACTATATTAGATTATATCAGCAAATTGTCGCCTGAAGATGTCACAAACTCTTCCAGGAAAGATATAAACAATGGGGTGCTACAATTAGGTCAATTAGGTTTACTTAACCTAGAACAGTTCCTAACACTTAAGGAGGACATAATTGAAGCAGTTGTTGATATAAACTCTAAATCACTATGTTATGATCTAGGAGACAATCCTAATATAATTGATGATACTTTAGAATTGACAAATAAGGGAGGAATGTATGCACCACACGAACAAAGTAATTGCCTTTATAGTGCAACTTATTTTGTAAATTGGGATATTAATTTACATTCACCATTACAATTTAAACGCAATGTAACATCAACTCATTACCCAGTTATTCAATACAATCAAACACAAATTACCCCTTTCAATATGTTAGATGGAACAGTACCAATTACAGAGGGTTGTTTATGTTTATATCCATCAAATATGGTGCGAGGGTATCAACAAAACAACGAAGGTAATAGAATCTCATTAACATTTAACATTGGACTTTGACCCCTTAATTATCATTTAACGCTATGAATCCCTTTAAAAAAATTGATAACGATACCTATCAAGATGATGCTGGTATTTTATACAAACCTATCCCTAATTACGAGGACTATTTTGTATCTAACGAAGGACAGATATATTCAACTAAGTGGGGAAAATGGAAGAAATTAAAGATACATTTAAACGAAAATGGATATAGACGTGTTACTTTAAGACAAAATGGTAAGACAGTTGTAAGAAGATGTGCACGATTATGTGCTCTTGCTTATCATCCAGGCGGAACAGATTACCAGAACGTTATTCACATTGACAAAGACAAATTAAACGATCAAAGTAATAACTTAAAATGGGTATAGTTTGTATTAGTTTTCCACAGATATTCCACAACTAAGTAATATTTTGTGGATTAAATAAATGGTTAAATAAACATACTTTAGTGTTTTATATTGATGCTCTTAAATGTTATAAACCCCACGAGGAATAGCGGTGTTAGGAGTATATATAAGAACGGAACAGTTGTCAACACATAGGGGACACACATATTTGTGACACAAACCATTGACATTTTTCCACAATTCGTTTATACTAACTGTATGAACACTAATTAACACAAACTCGCTCTAATTTCCAATGGGAAGGACTTACAAACGTAACGACACGTATGTATCAAATAGACCAAAAAGTTTGAGAGAAAAGAGAAACAAATCAAGGCGTAATAAGGCACTTGATTATAAACAATCCAACTCACAATCATTCCAGGAAACTAACACAAATGGACAAACAAATTAAACCCACTAATAGTAAAGAATGGGTGGAATATATGCTTGATAATAGTGATAATCAAGACGCTAATCTAGTCGAGGTTAGTGATAGTTCATTTGGAGATTTGGATCTTGACTATACACATTCCCAGTAAATATGCGATCTATTTGGATCTATTAGACGAGGGTAATTTACCCCCTGATGAACAAATAGACCTGGCACAGTTCTTAATAGATTGTGGACTAAATGAGCAGTTGCTTCAGTATCAACAATTATGCGATTATTTCATTGCGGAAGGGTTATGTTATGACGTGCAATATGAGGAGGAAAGTATTAACAACTCGTAGCGACACTAACTAACACATAGTGAGACGATTGTCAACACTAATTAACACAAACCCGTAGCGTTGCAAAGTGTTAACAATTCAGTTGCAATTAGCACCACTATGTGATAAGAACTGTATATTAATTTTTCGAGTTAGTGTAACCTACAAAAGTATAGGATGGCATATATTATCGAAATCGCAATAAATGGTACCTAGATATATAAAAAATTCCGCAGGAAAAAAATGACCAAAAAGGTTAAAAAGAAATTAGAAGACCAGTACTACCACTACCTTGGCAGAGAATGGTCTAAGACTAAGGGTGGGGGTTGCTTCACCCTTCTTTATGATATGGGTAAGGACATTGGCTACCATACCTGCAAAGAAGACTACAGTTTCACCGCCAAAGAGTTCCTCAAAGACCTGTGGGAGGCAGAAGGGTGGTCTGTACTGAAAACATCAGAGATGGGAGAAGTCTTTGATATAGACGATCTGCAGAAGTTTGATATATTGGTGATGAGATTGGATAAACGTCTCAATCATTGTGCTGTATACATTGGAGAAGGTTACTTATTACATCATCTAGCATTTGATGTCTCAAAGATAGAGTCAGTTCAATCCTATATACCGAAGACACTCTACGTGATAAGAAAAGATGCATAGATTTACCACTAAGATATTGGAGGATGACCATACAGGGGATCTGTACGTTATTCTACCAGACACTATATTCGCAGAAGCTGACTTAATGGCAGGTGATGAGGTAGAATATAGTGTAGATAACGAAACCATTTTATTGGAGAAAACCAACAATGAGTGATTTTACTTCACAAGAGGAAAAATTGTGTTATGATGCTGTTAGGTATTACCAAATGAACCACATTGGTCCTTTCAAACACGCAGCATACGAGACTTGCAACAGCATTCTCAGAAAACTTGAACACACGCAACCCTATTATAATGAGCAAGCAGTCGGAACCGCAGACTGAATGGACTGCTACGTTCACTAAGGAAGAACGTCAGTTAATATGCAACTCTGGCAAATGGTGTTTGTTATACAAGGCTGAGGTCTGTGGTGGCAAACCCCTTGAAAATGTACAGAGGATATGGAGAAGTATAAGAACAAAGTTGGAATCTGGTGATGATTTCTTAGAGTAGTAAACCCCTTAAAACCCCTCCTCCGCCGAGCGACGCAACATTATGGAGATTAATGATAGATTCTTAGATCCGTATGAATATGATCATCTAAGAACGGCTATAGAAGCAGATACCTTCCCTTGGTACTATGGGAGGAAGACCAATCATATTGCCCAGATGTTTGATCCTGACTTAATTGAGAAGGAGAAGTATAACTGGCATATGTTTAACCTAATGTACTCTAATGGGGTTCCTATGACCCCTGAGTACGACCTTATACTAGGATTAATAAACAAGATTAAACCGAGGGCAATTATACGAGTGAAGGCGAATATGACCCCAGTTGCGGATGCTGTCCGTGAGTTTGAAATGCATAACGACATAAACGATGATAAAAAAGGGGAATCAAAGACCTCAATCTACTATATAAATGATAACGATGGTTTTTCCTTATTTGAAGATGGTTCGAAAATTGAATCAGTAGGGAACAGGTTAGTAACATTTCCTGAGTCTATGATGCATTGCGGAACAACTTCAACTGACGAAAGACGTATTGTAATAAACTTAAACTACTTTTAAAAATGCAAATGGATTGTTGTGTCATTTGTGGCACCACTGAGAACCTACATCACCACCATATTATACAAAGAAATTCGAAACTAGCTGATGATATGATCGGCAAAGAGTATGAAGGTTCTACTATAGACAGGGATTGGATTAATAACCACCCACATAACCAGATTACAGTATGCGTCCCACATCATAAGTGGGTACACGGTTTGAGATACTCATTAAGAGATAAAGCTTGGTCTGAGAGTGTTAGAAGAGGTCAAGCAAAGGCAAGAGCAGAAGGTAGATTACCTGGTGCACCTAGACTTGCTGATGAAAAACGTGATATGATCTATAAGATGTACGATGAAGGTAAGAAATGGATAGAGATTAGAGAAGAGGTGGGAGTAGGTTTTAACAGTATATCCAAATGCTTACGAGCTAGAGGAACGAAACTTAATCGTATCAAGCGTGACTTCAATGATACGTATTGGGACGGTAAAGCAGACCTATGGTTTAAGGAAGAACAAGAAAGACTGAAGAAACCACGTATCAAGCGTGATTTCTCAGATTTAGCACTATTAAGTTAATTATGGAAATCCCTGAATTTGAATCATATGAAGCCGAGTTGGAATGGAGGTTTGAAAGGATTGCTGAATCCATCAAGACTCTTGCCAAACAAGCTCAGTCTCACGAAGCGTTCTTAAAGCGTGGAGCAGAGATGATACAGTATAAGATACCAGGAACAGACAAGTATTCTAATCTAAAAGAAGTATTTGATGATCTATATGACCGACTAAATAAGTTGGAGGTACATTACCTAAATGCCAGCTTACCTGATAGAGACAGGACGTAGTTATCAGAATCCCGTAGATTCACACGAATACTCCCGTTCATATACAACTGAAGATCATCAAGCATTTGCCCAGTTCGGTCCTGGTGGGTATCAGATTAAGGTGGAAGGAAGTGGTCCTGGATCATATGAATTTGGAAAAGATGAAGTTTATTATATCGGAACACAGGTTGAGACTTGCGTTGCTAACTGCGATGCGGAAAGAAGACCTATATGGAGATGGTTCTCTTGTAGGAGAGTAGATCATACTTGGCATTACTTAAAAGAACTACCTGATAGCGTTCCTTTTAATCCTAGACGTTATAATGCAGAACCTAGGAATAAGAGGGAGGTCTTTTATACATCAGAGAAGAGTCTGACTGGTAATCAAGAATTATTCTTATTATATGACGCTGCAAACTTTAATAGTTACTTCTCCACAGTTAGTGGTGCTAGTACAGTAGCAGCATCATTTGATGCAAGTGGTAATCTAGTTTGTACAGGATCAGGTACCGCTACGATTACATTTAACTTTAGTTGGAACGATAATCCTAGTACTGCTGGTACTGCATTAGGAACATATGCAATTCCTGGTCTGAATATATCATTTACCCAAAGTGGAAGGACTGGTACTGCAGTTCCACAGACTGCTACGATTACAGGTGGTCAAACATACAACTGTACCATTACTAATGGTAATGCTGCAGGGTTTACCTTACAAGATAGTAATACTAAGATATGCTTTAAGGATGGAAACGGTAGTGATTGCAATGCTTCACTTACTACAAGTATACTTAATGACCCAGGTCCCTCAGTTGCTAGTCTAGGACATATCTGGTCTTCATCTGCTGCAGCAGTCTCTGCAGGTGTAACACATCCTGGTGAGTCACTAATACCTTTGTATCATTATAAGAGGTTAGATATCATCGATGATTTCTATACTACAGACCCAGCCAATGAGTACAACCTAGAGATGGACATTCCTGGTGTCCCTAACTGTAAGTTACCACTAGATCAGGCATACAAGTATCAAGGTATATTGGGGTATGTGTTCTCTAGAAATGCACCACGTAAGAAAAAGCAGGTTGTTGAATCAGGCAAACCTATCAATACTGGAGAGGTAGATAGGTCAACTTGGTACGAATTTGAGGCAGAGAACTCAGGTGGACAGTTTAGATTAAGAAGTTATGAGCGACAAAGCAGTCCAGCAAGCACTTTAGGTTGGGGAAACCCCGATAATGCCGAATTAATCGATGAAAAAGGCAATTTTGAGTGGTATTATGGCAAAAATGGTGCTGTAAAGGCAGCTTTACCCCGATTTTTGGGTTTTCACGACGCTTTTGAGGGTCAATTCGTATATTATCTGTATGATACCGTATTTCCCTTCTCTGGACCCATATATGGCATCAATTTGATCACTACTAATGCTCCTTGCTTACCACAATCAGGATCTAATGTTGAACCAACGTTTAATTACCATTCTTATTACTATGAGATGCGTCAAGATGCGTGGGTAACCCAAAAAACACATATTTCAGTCGATGCACCAGCTGGAAGTGGTCTTCAAGAGTCATTTTGGGCTGTAGGAACCGATGATTTGATGCTATTCTTCAGATATACGAACGAAGATGGGTTCTATACGATTGGTGAGACTATAAATGGGTGGTTGATCCAAAATGTAAGGTATTTTGGTGATGAATTAAGATGTGGTTATATGAGATTACAACCTATAGCAGGTCAAAATGGCAATACTTTCCAATATCAACAGACATTTAACTCTGAGAATGGTGCAATTGCTTCAATTTTAGCTGGATACGGTATAAAGGACAAAGCAGCATTCTTTGGAGTATATGAATTTCCAAAGAAATTGTCATATTATAAGGTAGAAATTGACAATGAAGCAAAGATACCCTTAAGAGATTTTGATGAAGCTATACTAGAAGCAACAGTTAATGATGCAGGACAAATAGGATCTATTGAAATCATCAATGGTGGTAGAGATTATAAAGTCCCACAGGTGGTTATTTCTATTCCTGACCTTGCAAGACAAGAAGGATACTCTGATACTGCGTCTCATATACCAGAAACCTTCGAAGATAACGTATCTGGAGAGATTGCAATCAGTTATCAGACTAATGATGACTTTAAAGAGGCAGGTTATGATGCTACAAACGTTGCAGGTAACGTAAAAAATCAACAATATATCACTGAAGCTGGATATACTGGTAATATTAAGCAAGCAGAAGCGACTGTTACTATAGATGCATTAGGTTGTGTCAAGACAGTAACCATTACTGACCCAGGTGCTGGTTATCAACCTGGTGAAGAAGTACAGATCTCTGTAGTACAACGTGATACAAAGACTCGTAGTGACTCATATGTTGCTGAAAGTGCTGTAGGACTTGAAGAAGAATTGGATAGATCACTAAAATCTGATACTGAAGGTGAAAATATACCAGATAAAGCAGCATTAGATGCTTGGGGTGAAGGTTTAGGATACGCAAAAGAGTCATTTAAACAATTTAACCAACCTATTCAGTCTGAATATGTCTCTGGGTACATTAAAGCTACTGATTATGACCCTGATGAAAAGACAAAATTCTGTGATCAGGTACCTGTTGCGTGTTTAAACCCAGGTGTAGGTAAAGGATGGACAAATTTAAGCACATATCTTGATCCAAAAGAATATCAGAGTCAAATTTTGAACGCTGATGCAACTTGGGGACAGAATGATGCGTTTATTTCGGATTCTGTATCGCATTCTGTTGACAATGCTGATTTTGTTGAGAGTAAAATGGCTGCTGGAATGCCTGGAATGTTTGGTGGAGAGTGTTTAGAGACATTTCAGACCAAATTTTATCAAGTTAGGCGTTTCTTTGACATACCTTGTCCATATGTTGCATTCAATCAGTACGGTGAAAGCACAACTTATGGGTATCTACCTTACAAATATTGCGGAAGTAAGGAAGAATTCGCTCAAGTACGTGTATCAATATGGTGTGAAGGTGATGTTTCCCAAAAAGGTGAGGTAATTAACCAGAGATTCTTAGATTGGTTGGAGTCTTTACCCAAGCCTTCTTACACAAAACCACGCCCAGCTGGTCCAAATGATAAATCTCACTCCTGTACACGTGGTTCTTCGGTAAAAGGACGGTGTTTTAGTTCAGGTGGTGGTAATTATACGTTCGTTCCTAGTGCTGGTGATGAAACTACATTCGATTTCTATGGGACAGAGCTCGAGAAACTCGCTACTTGGGTTGGTCCTGACAACTATACGGCGTATGCACCTGGTTCTGTAACTGTTACTAACAATGGAACGTCTGAAACGCACGATTACAATACTATCCAGTTAGATGGATGTAGTGGTAATAAGTTTCCAGATCTTTGTTGGCATAATTTTGTTGCAGATGGTGTTTTGGATGTGTATAGTGCATATGACAATAGTGGAAATGGTCAGGCAAGTGATGATATTTGCTCAGGATCACCTTTTACGTCACCTACTACGTGGATTCAGAGTAGTATATTCGGTCAATATGGTAATTGCTCTGCTCTCAGTGAGGTTGTACACTCTACAGTTGCATTTGATACAGGTAAAACTACAGAAGACAATCCATACATAGAAATAGGACCGTGGAATGGCAAGATGCACTGGGCAAACTACTTACCTGGAGCAACAAACCTATTAGAAGATTCAATTAAGAGATGGGGTAACCCATATTTCGATGAATGTGATTTAACTAACCAAGATCAATAATGGCATTAGGACTCTTACGACCAGTTGCACACCATAATGGACTACCCTGTTCAGGGCACGGTGTGCCTATTCCTTCAACAATACACAGTACACAGACTTGCGGTACACCACCGATTCAACTGCCTATTATTGTTAAGGAGAAGACTTGTATGTGGCCCCCAATGCCACTAGTCCCACTTACTGCCATAAACCCAATGAGGGCAACGGTTCTCGTCAATGGTTTACCAATTATGATTTTTGGTGATCAATTTATACCACATTTATCACCAACAACCAATATTATCAATTATCTTTGTCCTTGTGGTAAAGCAACTTGTATTATTCCAACTCCAACCATTTGCAGTCTCCTTACAACAGAGGATATGCTAGGTAAAGGACATTGGAGACTCCTTTATGCTACTACAAAAACAGTTTTAGCATTTAAGATCCCAATAGGACGTATTATGGATCCCCTTGGGTTTGGAAAACCAGGTAAAAGTTGGCCTTGTTCATCAGTGGTTGCATTTGGTAGTCCAAATGTGTTAGCATCATAGAAACAGCAAACGCATTATGGCAGTAAAAACCAAATCAGGTGCTTGGGGTTCTTCTACCTTTGTTGAAGCAACACCTAAAAAGACCCGTCAAGGGATGGGTAAGCACACTAAATTGAGTGCAACTTCAAGAAATAAAGCAAGGAAGAAGTACCGAGGACAAGGAAAGTGACTAAATAGAAATACGAATACAATAATACCGCCATATGGCGTATAGGTTTAAAGCAGAAAGGAACTTGTCGAGACAGTTCCGTGACCTCAGTATAGGGATGAAAAACAACCCCAATACTGAGGATTTTTCTGTGGTTAAAAATGAGAACGCTATTAAGCAATCCATCAAAAACCTGATCCTGACTGGGTTTGGAGAGAGACCTTTCCAACCAACTAAAGGATCACGGTTACGTCAAATGCTCTTTGAAAATTTCGATGTCTTTATGTCTGAGGAATTAAAAGAAGAAATATTTAACGTATGTGCACGATTTGAACCACGTGTTGTTATTAATGAAGTTAGATTAGAGGTAGCTGATACCAATGATCTTGAAGTTGAGGTTGATTACACTATTATCGGTGAAACTCTTACCCAAACTGTAGACTTCTTGTTGGAGAAAACATAATGGCAGCAATACCATCAAATTTAACGTCTTTAGACTTTACGGAGATACGTGAATCCATTAGATCGTACCTGAGAACTAGAGATGAGTTCACAGATTATGATTTTGACGGATCTGCAGCATCATATTTACTTGACGTTTTATCATATAACACATACTACGCTTCTTTCAACGCTAATATGGCGATGAATGAGGCATTTCTAGAGTCTGCAACTATTAGAGATAATGTTGTAAAGATTGCAAAGCAATTAAATTATACACCTAGATCTATTAAAGCACCAAAAGCTTGTGTACGATTTGCTATACAAACAGAAACTGTTGGATCTGGTACAACCTATCCTAGTACAGTAACTTTACAAGCTGGTGATGTTTTTGTATCTTCTGTAAGTGGACAAGGATTTACATTTACTTTACCATCAGCTTTACAAGCATCAGTTGATCAAACTAATGGTATTGCTGTTTTTAGTAAGGTGGTTATCAATCAAGGTAACACTATAGAGTATCAGTACACTGTTGACGATGTTAAGAAGCGAGATTACTTAATTCCTGCTGATCAGGTAGATACAGACCTTTTATCGGTCTCTATTTCACCCAATGCACAGTCTGAAGAGATTGATACATATAATTTGGTACAAAATATTGTTGATGTTGATGGTACTACTCGTGGATACTTCCTTGAGGAGACTGATGATCAACGTTATAGCGTAGTTTTTGGTGATGGAGTTATCTGTCGTCAGTTAATTGCGGGTGAAGTCATTAAATTAAAGTATGTACGTACTGAAGGAACAAAAGCTAACGGATGTAAGCAATTTAGTTTCATTGGTCGTGTGATAGACTCAGAAGGTCGCTTTGTATCTTCGTCTAATATCTCTCTGGTGACCATAGACGGTGCTCAGGATGGTGAAGACGTAGAAACTACCTTAAGTATAAAATTCAACGCTCCTAGAGCGTTTAATAGTCAAAACAGAGCAGTAACTGAATCTGACTATGAATTTATTACTAAAAAAGTATATCCACAGGCAAAATCCGTTACTGCTTACGGTGGTGAACGTTTAAGTCCACCAGTTTACGGAAAAGTCTACATATCCATTCGTACGAAATCAGGTGCCTTACTTAATACAACAACCAAGAAGAGAATCAAGAACAATCTGCTTAAATACTCGATTGCAGCAATCGAACCTGTTATTGTCGATCCAATTACCCTATACATTAGACCAAAAACTTGGGCGTTCTTTGACGGTAATAAAACTACACTCTCAAATAATGAAGTTGCGTCTAAAGTTTTGGGAGCTGTCGATCAATACAATAGTCAAGCAGAATCTACTAGATTCAATGGTCGCATTGACCTCAGTGCTTACCAATCGATGATAGATTCCTCTGATCCTTCGATCAGTGGAAATATCACTCATATGTCATTAGGTATGAACATTGAGGGATTCAATTTTGGTCAAACATTTACACAGTGTATTGACTTTAATAATGAAATAGCAAATCCAAATGACCTTTCAGGTGGAAATAAAGGTTCTGGAGATGGTACTTGTGTACCAAAATACTCCTCAGTGAAGACAGGTACCTTCTATTCCACAGGTTATACGGAAGGACTGTTAAATATACAGGGTGGTGTTAATGCTAACCAGATATCATCAACAAGTTTACTTACAAATGATACTACAGCATTATTACCCGTAAATATAAGAGATGACGGTTACGGAACTCTAATTATGGTAACTAAAGTTGATGAAACTGAAGTTACTCTTAAAAAGAATGTAGGAACCGTTGATTATAAGAGTGGACAGGTCTGTGTTGGACCTGTTGACATTGCTAGTACTCCTGATGGTACTAACAGGGTTCCTGTTACAGTTATCCCTGCTTCTGGCAATATTAACGTCGGTACAGGTTTAGATCCTACGATCTTTAACCCAACTGTACAAACCATCGACTACACAATTGATGGAACTAACGTTCCAACCTTCGATCCGTTCGATTTCAACGCTATTAACTTCGATGGAAGCTCAATAAATATCATTGATTACCCAACCACTGTCTTTGAGATCCCAGAATTTAATTCTTGTTTCTAAGACAATAAAATAGCAGAATAACAGCAGATGAAGGCTATTACCGTCTCAAATAGGGTGCAGGACCAGATACCTGCATTCATAAGAGAAGATAACGAACAATTTGTCAATCTTCTTTCAGAATACTATAGATCTCAAGAGAAATCAGGTCGTCCGTATGACATACTGAATAATATCTTAAGATACACTGATATAGGTTCTGGAGAGTTTGATCCTAATTTCCTATCTTCACAATCTGCTGTGTTGGAGAAGGTTGATCCTACTCAAAAGGATATTGTTGCTGAGAACGTTAATTATTTCTTAGAGAAAGATGGTACGGTACAAATTGATAATGAGGTAATTTATTACGAGTCTGTTACTCATTCTCCTGACATTGTATTCACTCCTGGTGTTAATAAGGCAGAATTTGATCGTAAGATACAAGAATTTGAACCAATATCTTCACAATTTGATAGTAGTCAGACTTTATTTAATCTTAGACTTTTAGGTAAGCCAGTTTCACCACAAACTGCTGATCATCTCTTAGTTGTTGTAAATAACGAATTTTTATTCCCAAATATCGACTATTTTATCGAAGGTGATAAGATACGTCTTCAGAACCCTCCTGCTCCCCCTACAGGAGAACTTACAGGTGCTATTAATACTATTCGGTACCTTATTGGTTACACAAGCATCCCAGTACGTTCTATAGACACTATTACTGTTAGTGGTGATTCTAAAGAATTTAATTTAACGAACAATAATAACAAATATACTCCATTATCAACTGTTTCAACTATAGTTGTTGTAGACAGAGTAGAAAAGCGTCCTTATGAAGATTTTACTATCTTCGAAGATAAGTTAATATTCAAGAATGATGTTGCAGAGAATTCAGTCATAAATCTCAGATCTATTGAGATGATAGCACCTGAGTTCGGTGCTGGTGCTACTGCTATTGCAGATATTGAACAAGGTGTTGTAGATAAGGTTATTGTTAAGAATGGTGGTAGTGGATATAGACTAAGTTTTGCTCCAAAGATCAGTATTGCGTCTACTAAAGGTCCAGGATTCGGTGCTACTGCTGAAGCATTAGTAAATGGTATTAAAGATACTAGATTACTCTTTTCAGGACAAGGTTACTCTGCTAACAACCCTCCTATCGTTGTAGTTGACCCTCCAGTGGATCCTGAAGGCAAGACTGCTCAAATTAGGGCAATTGTTGATGATTCTATTGAAGGGGTCTCACAACTCATTGTAGACAGTTCTGGAAGTGGTTACGATAAGATTCCATCTATCAGTTTTGTTAATCCTGGTGGTGCAACCATTACTCAACCAACACTTCACACAGGATCCATCCAAGATGGGTCTATCACTGTTGTAGATAGTGGTTCAGGGTATACAACACCTCCATTAGTGTATTTGGATCTTCCAACTGGTGATAATGCTATAAGAGCAAACGTTGTTGCAACTATTGATGTAGATGGACGTGTTAATGGTATTAATGTTGTATCTGGTGGACAAGGATATGAAACAGTACCTAGGGCAAAGATTATTGACCCTGTAGGTGCTCAAATACTTGATGTTTCAGTTACTGGTGGTAGAGTTACTAATATTGAACTATTAACTGGTGGTGCAGGTTATACTGATGCTCCATCTGTGTATATTGTTGATAATAGGAAGGATATTGCTGGTGAACCAGCTGGTGGTACTGGAGCAACTGCTGTTGCAACCATATTCAACGGAGAGATTACTGATATCAATATAACCAGTTTTGGAAGTGGATACTCTTCTGCAGAACCACCTAAAGTCTTTATTGCTGCTCCACCTGCTCCAGAAGCGTCTTGTGACGTTGGATTTGGTGAGATTACTGGATTTACCATCCATAATGGTGGATCTGGATATCAACCATCTGCTTTTGTTAATTGTAAGCGTGGTGTTTCATCTGTAAGTTCATTTGATCAGAAAGGTAATCAAGTTTACTCTAAAGAAGCGGATACTGTTCAGTCTTCTCACGAGGTTGGGTCTACAATACATAACCTCGATACACTATTTGCTAAGGAATTATACAGAAGGTACGTAAATCAATATCTTCCTAATGCGGAAATTGACTATGAAAAGGTAAATGCTCCGCAAATTATCAAGACTATTAGTGATTTCTACGCATCTAAAGGTACGAAGATCTCTACACAGTACCTCTTTAAGATGCTATTCTCTGAAAATGTGGATGTATCTTATCCAAAAGATGAGGTTATTAAGCCATCTGCTGCATCTTGGAACGTAGATACAGTACTTCGTGCGGAACTTATGAGTGGAGATCCAGCTGATCTTCTAGATGCACAGTTAATTCAGTATGTAGATCAGGTAGATATCAATGTTAAAGGTGCATCTGCACTGATTGAGAACGTTATATCCATCAATACTGGTGTAGGAACCATATATGAACTTGCTATATCTGAGGAAACTCTACAGGGTTCATTCACTATACCCTACAAAACTACTCTTGTAGAATCACTTGATGCTACAGAATCTATTATTACTGTTGACTCTACGATTGGTTGGCCTGAAAGAAACGGTACAATCCTTATTGATGACAATGAGGAGGTACAGTACAAGGAGAAGACTCTTAACCAGTTCATCGAATGTACACGTTCTGAGAACGGTGTTGTGGAGGATTGGGACGCAGGTACCACAATTTACTCACAAATTTTTGTATATGTGAATCGTGGTCTTCCAAATGAGATAAAAATGCGTGTTTTGGGTATTGCAGATGCAAAATCCACCGTATTGACCAACACAGGATCATATTACTTACCAGGTGACAAACTAAACGTTGCTTCTCTTGGATCTACTTCTGTTGATCAACGTATCACTTCTTGGTTGTATAACGTTAAGAAACTGATCAATGTTACTGGAATTGTACCTGGCGGACTTAATAACCAGACTGCAACCGTAACTTGCTCTAATAAGCACGGTCTTCTTGTTGGTGACACTGTTACTATCTACGGTGCAAACCCAACTGTGTTCAACGGTACGTTCCTAGTAACATCACGTATTAGTGATTTTATCTTTGAGTATAACATTCCTGCACCTGCAGATGCTTCACCTCAAGGTAATATCCTCTTATCTGTTGACTTGAACAAAGGTAAGTCTCCAGAAGAGGGAATTAGTATTGCAATTAGAGATTTTACTACAAACGTACAGAATACATTCTTCAACAATACGTATGCTTACATAGCATCTTCTGGTATTCCTAACTATGAGGTTGGTCCTTTTGTTGGATCTGCACTACTTCCAGGTAACCAGCGTAAGTTAATCCGTATTCCTAGAGTTATCAATACGATTTCCAAACGGGAAGATACTGACTTTGGTCCTATTGGTGCGTGGGTTAATGGTGTATCTGCGTGGTCATATAAGTCAGAAACCAAGATTAAGTATGGTGGTGTAATTGGAATTAATATTACTAATGTTGGACAGGGATATGATGCAGCGAATCCTCCTATTATTGAAATTAGTGGAGGAAATGGTACAGGTGCTACTGCTAGTGTTGTTGTTAACGGACAATTAAGTGAAATTGATGTTTCTGCGGGGGGTACTGGTTACACTTCTAGTCCTCTTGTTTCTATCGTTGGTGGTGGTGGATTCGGTGCAACTGCTACTGCTGTTATTACTAATGGTATAGTTTCTAAGATTCTGGTTGAAAACCCAGGTCAAGGATACACTTCTCAACCTGATGTCTCTATTTCAGGTGGAAATGGTACAGGTGCTACCGCAACTGCACGTGTAAGAGGTCCAATTCAATCTGTAAGTGTAGATAGTGCAGGTTCATCTTATACTGAATCTCCTACTATTAAGTTAAACTCTGGTGAAGGTGCTGTTGCACAAGCAATCATTATTAACGGTCGTATAGTTTCTATTGCTATCATTGCTGCAGGTAAGGGATATACCACTGCTCCTGAGATTGTAATCAATGGTGATGGTTATGGTGCTGTTGCAAAAGCAAGTATTGGTACTGTTGGTGAAGATAGAGGTAAGGTCATTGGTGTTACTGTGGTCAATAGAGGTATTGGTTACACTACTGGACTCACAACTGTTAGATTAGAAGCAGTCGGTGAAATGGCAGAGTTTACCGCTAATGTATTTGAGTGGACAAGAAACCTACAAGATGAGTTAGGTCAATCTTTCGATACAGCACGTGGTTACGTATTTGCAGGATATAACACTCAATATGGTGGTGAATACGCACATTTATCAGATCCTAAGCAGTTGCGTTATGTTTTGGGTGATAATGTCTTTAAGAACCAAGCAACACAACAATTACAAGAATTATCTACAGGATGGCAACACTCACCAATCCTCGGATGGGCATTTGATGGTAACCCCATTTATGGTCCTTATGGTTACATAGATGCTACTGACCAGTCTTCTGGTATACGTCGTATTAGATCTTCTTACCGTATCAAGCCAATTCTAATATATGACCTAGCAACCAACCCTAATCCAGTTCGTTTAGATGGTCCTTTACTAAGTGACTATCCTGCAGGTTCATTTATCGAAGATTTTGAGTATACTTTCCAATATGGTGATCTAGACCAGTATAATGGTCGTTTCTGTAAGACACCTCAATTCCCTGAAGGTGTATACGCATACTTTATCTCAATTGACGCATCTGATGCAGGTAATCCAGTATTCCCATATATTGCTGGTCCTCAGTTATATTCTAAGGCAGATGAGTGGAACTACAGTCAGGATGCTGTACAGACAAATATTCCTGATGATGTTGTTCGTTTCCGTGATCCTTACGAAGATGTTGATATTGATATTGAACGTCAACCAAACCAAGACACTGATATCCTTGTAACTGAACTTGGTGAGGAACTTATCTTTGAAATTGAAGATACTAATAGAGACGGTGTAATCAATAACCTTGAAGATACTACACCAATCAATATCGCTGAAGAACCCGTATTACAATTATTTGATTACTACCCTAGAGTATCTACAAGATCTGAGGTGGACATTGATATTGAGACTACTACCAAGTTTGAGGATGCTCAAGTTGATGGATTCGTTGTTGAGAACCCAGGTATCTCTTATAAGGTTGGTGACAAACTATACTTTGATAATACAGATACACAAGGATTTGGTGCATCTGCTAAGGTTAATTCAGTTAAAGGTCTTGATGTAGCAGGTTATTCGTCTTATATGACTAATGACGTACCTTACGGACAAATTACAACTGCTACTGAACACGAATTACGTGCTAACGATGAAATTATCGTTAAGAGCACACCTGTTCTTGATGATACTAATAAAACTCTTAAAGTTAAGGTTATTGCTGGTGTAGAGCAATTAAACATTACACAGGAAGGTGTTGGTTATTCTTCTGAACTTCCTCCAACATATGAACTAATTTCTACAATTGGACAAGATTTCAAGTTAACTTTAGAAAGAACTGAAGCGGGTGCTGTTAAGAAAGCAAATATAATCAACTCTGGTTCTGGATATGACTCAACAAATCCACCTAAGATTCGTGTATCACATCCACAGAGATATAAGAAGGCAAATTACTTCTTATCATTCTTGAATGAAGCAACTGGTACTGTTTCTATAAATGACGTTCAAGTTGCTGATGATCGTACTATCTACGTTGCTGCTGAAAGAAATCTTGCTGATGGTGATACTTGTGGTATTCTTGCTAAGTTTAATAGTGATGGTCGTTTACTTTGGCAGAGAACCCTAGTACCTACAGTACCTTCTGGTCCAAAATCACTAAGATGGAAGTCTTTATATGTTGAGAATAGTAATCCTCATAATATCTACGTAATTGGTGAGACAGTTACTAACATCACAAATATTACTTACAACCCAGATATTGTTGTTGCTAAGTATACTTCAGGATTTGATAATGCAAATAACCCTGATGGTATTCTTCAGTGGCAACGTGATATTGCTGGTATCTCTGGTGCTACAAGAAGAGATTATGCAACTACTATTTCATTAGATCAAGACGGTAGAACTATGATCGGTGGTTATACCGATGCTAACTCCTTGCAACCAGATGATATGTGGGTTGCATTATTAGATCTTGATGGATCTATGATGGAGAAGCGTAAGATTGCTTCTACTGATGTTAGTGAGCATTTACATCAGATAAAGTGGAAATCTAAGGATACCTTCCTATTCTGTGGTGTATCTGAACCTGATAATACATCTGACATCATAATTGGTGAAACTTATTATGATACTGCAACTATTGAGGTTGTATGGTCTAAAAAAATCACTAATGCCAGTTATAAGTTTAAGAACCCAACATTCACCATTGATGAATATGGTGCTGTACATGTAACTGCTACAGCAGAAGATACTAATGGTAAGGATTATGGTGTTTTATACACCAAGTTTGATGATGGTGACTTTACAGAAGCTGAGCAAAGTAGAATATTTGTTCCTACTGGAACCTATAATGCTGTTCATAATGGTGGTGTAGAGTTTGATATCTTTGGTAATGTTGATGTATCTTGTTCTGTAGAAAGAGCATTTAATCAAGTTGAATCCACTACTCTTAAGATTGGTTGGAATACAGGTACAGTAATTACTGCTTCAACTGCAACTGAGACTGATGGTATTGGATTTAAAGCAATTGCTGTATCTAACGACAGTTCTGGTGACACAATTGTTGTTGGTAATAAGGTAGAAGCAGATCAGTTAGCGATATTTAACTGGAATACTGCTGATAACCTTGCTGATGACACATATAATGATACTCTTGCTACTGGAACTAACAAACAGTGGTATGCAACTGGTAATGCTGTAATTGATGATACTAAGAAGTATGATGGTGCTTCTTCAGTAAAACTAGATGCATCTAATGCTATGACGATGCTCTATGGATCAGATGTTGCTACAAGCTATACTGTAGAAGCATTTTGGGCACTTTCAACTGCTCAGTATACTGCTGCTAACACAAAACCAGAATTCTTCACTGTAACTGATGCTATAGGTAATACAGTTAAAGCTGGTCTTGATGCAGATCAGACAAGTCCCAACTATGGTAAGACTTGGATTGATATAACTGGTACTACAACATTCTCCACTGCTGCAAACTACCTAGCAATCTTTAATAACGAGGAGTTTATTCACGTTGCTTTAGTTAAAGATCGTGTAGGTGTTGGTGATTACAAGTATCGTGTATATGTTAATGGTATTGAAACACAGGTACTTACAAGTACAACAGTTGATATTAACCTTAAAGATGTAACAATTGGATCTAATTCAACTCCTAACGCAACAAATAACTGGATTGGATGGATTGATAACCTAGTTGTCTCACCTACTGCTAAGTATGATGATACATTTACCTCTGCTTTAGTTACTGGTACTAATAGTATTGCACAAGGATTTGTTTATAAGATTGATAAGGACAAGACAGCATTAGGATCATTCAATCTTAACGATGTTGAGACAGGACATACCTTTAATATCGCCTCTGAGAGCAATTATACGTTTAATACCCAGAACGTAGCAATGAATCCTTGGATTCTTGGTCCTGCAGGTATTCAAATACTTGATTATGGTGATGTTATTTCTACACATCAGCCTGGTATATTCACTGTATCGTCAACAGATCAGTCATTTGGTAACAGAACTGCTACTATTCCGACTCCTGGTGGTAAGAAACTACTTCTTACAACGACTGTTGTACCAAAATTCTACTTTAGAGACGCAAAATATCAGTTAATTGACCTTGTTAAGACAATTAACTTCAATCAGGACGCTACTTTCACTAAAGGAGCAATATTACAACAGTATTCAGTCATTGGTGGTAACGATGTTGTCTCTGGATATGGAACAATTGTTGAAGTTGGAACTCAATCTTGCAAGATTGGTAAGATTGCAGGTAGTTTTGACACTACAAAACTAGTAAAATCAACTGCTAATGATGTAAATGACCTTGAATGGAACTTTACAGAGCAAAAGACTGACCCAATTTGGGCAACTAACTTTGTATATGCACAAGAAGACATAGTTTACAACGATAAGAAGCTATATCAGTGTACCTCTCCTGGTACATCTGGTACTATTGCACCTACTCATACAACTGGTATTGTATCTGATGGTGCTGTTTCTTGGGCATATTTGTCTGCATCTGGCATATATGAGGTAGATTTAGCAAATACTTCATATAGTGGTTCTACTTTAGGTGCATTTGCTTCTTGGAAAGAATTCTCAGCTGAGGATTACACTATCAAGATCGAAGAAATATATCAAGACTCTTCATTCATTAAAGGAGATACCATTGATGCCGATGCTGTTAATCTTCAGTTTGCTGTTGATGCTACTGGTAAGATTGCAACATTCACTGGTTTGACTGGTGTTAAGAAGATATCCTTGATTGCACAACTTAATAAGGACGTAATTCCTAGTGGTTCATTAGTAAATACTGACCTTGTTTACTGTTCTGCTTCTAGTAGACACAATTTTGTAGAAAATGAGATCATATTTACAGAGAACTTTGCTACAAATGACTATAATGGTTCGTTCTTCGTAGAAGAGGTCTTTAACTCAAGAGACTTCTCATTCCGTATGAGAGGTACTGCTGTACAGGATCCAACCTTTGCTGGTAGTGGAAATTCAGTATCTAACGTTAATATCTACGCAAAACATCCTAAATTCCTCTTTGTTAGAGGTCATCAGTACATATTTGACCTTGATGATGAATCTAACCTTGGATACTTCCTATCATTCTCTAGAGATAACCAGTATAAACTGGAATATCCATTCATTAACATTATTAGAGAGGGTACACCTGGATTTACTGATGATGATTCACCAACTCCGTTGGTTAAATTCGTCATTAATGAGGATGTTACTAATATTTCATATTACTTTGACCCATCTAGAACAGGTGCAGATTCACCAGTTGGAGAAGGATCCTTCATTGACGTTATTAAATCTCCTTATGATGGCACATTCAGAGTTACTTCTGTAACCGATGCTGGTAAAAAATTCGCCTTTAGACTATTAAATGAACCTGAAAAGACAAATGCTCCTGTTGGTAATAATGAATTTGGCAATGCTCGTTCTTCTTACTCAACAACCTCAGTTAAGGCAATTGGTCCAATATCTGATATCAAACTTGTAAATGCAGGTGGATTCTATCAGAGACTACCAATCGTTACTGATATTGCATCTAACAGAGAAATTGAGAAGGTTAGAATCACAAATGGTGGTACTGAGTACGTAAATGGTGTTTACTATAACGTTCCTATTGATGGAGATGGTGAAGGTGCTACTTGTAACATCACTGTTCAAGATGACGGAGACTTTGAAGGTGTTATCACTGATGTTGTCCTTACATCTGCAGGTAAAGGTTATAAGACTGCTTCTATTGATGTAGATGCTATACCAGGTATCCTAGGACCTTTACTTGCAGGTTCTGGTGCAGTACTAGATGTTGTGATTCCTGATGAAGGATCGGGTGCTTCTGTGTTCTTACAAGGTAAATCAATCGGTAAGATCAAGAAACTTAAGAATAATGAGTTTGGTTTCGGTTATTCTCACGATTATACACTGAGACCTGAAATAACTTTCCCTGTGAACCTTCAGCTGTTTAATACCGCTTTACTCGCACAGATCAAGATAACTGACCCAGGTGCTGGATATACTTCAGTTCCTGCTGTTGTAATCGAAGGTGGTGGTGGATCAGGTGCTAAGGCAGAAGCAATTGTTAAGAACAATCGTCTATCTGAGGTTATTATTAAGGATCCTGGCTCAGGATACAGTTCTGAACCTTCAGTTACACTTAAATCAGAATTTAACTACGTTGTTAACGTTGACTTAGGTTATTTACAGTTCAACTTCCCACACGGTATCACAACTGGTGCTGAAGTTCAGTTAAGAGCAGAAGACCTAGGATCAACCGTAGGTATTCTTCCAAAACCTAGTTCTGCAGGTTTGGTTAGCTTGAACTCAAATCAGACATACTATGCTATTGCTGGTGAAGCAAATTCACTTGAATCAGACCAATTACGTATCTCTCTAACCAAGTTAGATGCTGAATCTGGTTCTTATATCACATTCTTGACTCAAGGTGAAGGTAGACAGGTACTACTCACCGAGGTATTTGGTGGTAAAGCAACTGCTATCGTTGAAACTTCTAGATTCCTTGCAGGTGAACTTGTTTATCAGGGTACTTCACTTGAACTCGCATCTGCTACTGGTTATGTTTCTACTAACGAAGGTTGGCAGATTGGACCTAGAATCCTTAAACTTGAGAACTATGATGGTGTTTGGAGATCTGGAGAGCGTGTAACTGGTGAAGTTTCTCGTGCATCTGGTTTGATTGATAACCTATCAATCGCTACTGGTACACTGAATATTGCTTCTCTAACCAATACTCCTGGTCAATTTATCGATGACGTTGGTAAACCATCTGAAATTGTTCAAAAAATACAAGATTCTTACTTCTATCAGAACTTCTCATACGTTATTAAGTCTCAAACACCTATTAACCAGTGGAGAAAGCCTGTATTAGAAACAAACCACCCTGTTGGTTTCAACCTCTTCGGTGAACTAGCAATCACTGGTGGTAAGGATATTTCTGGAAGAAAGGTTGTATCTGACCTTATTAAAGAAGTTAATATCAATAGTTTCACTAATATTAATCAAATTACATCATTTGCTAACGCACAACCCATTTATACTCAGTTTAATAATACTGAGGTACTGTTCAGACAGAAGAGATTAACTAACTCAGAGGAAATCTTAACCTCTATCGTTAAGAAGATTGATAACATCTCTGATGACTTTGATGGAATTAAAACCCAATTCCCTCTTAATGTAGAAGGTAGTTCCATAACTGCAGCAGATAATCAGATGTTTATCTTGATTAATGGTGTTGCACAGTCACCAGGTACTGCATTCTCAACAGCTGGACCTTCTGTTGTCTTTACTGAAGCACCTAAAGCACCTTCTAGAATTAAGTTCCGTGAAGCAGTTTATGCTCAGAAAGTAATCACTAGAATGACATTCAGTTCTATTGGTGGTATTTTCCCACTTTTAGGTAATACTGTTCGTGGTTTGGTATCAGAAGCAACTGCAACTTGCATAGATTCAGGTGTTGACTATATTGACGTTATTGACATACAAGGAACCTTCCAACTTAATGAAAGTATAATGGGTTCACAGACTGGATTCAATTCTACTTTAGGTGATATTTCTCCTTTAACTTCTAAGACTATCTACGAACAAGGTGAGAGAATCACTAATTTGGCTGGTAATTTTGCTATTATTGAAGAGAATAACTTACAAGATGGTGTTATTACTAATGAACTAGTTCTTTCACGTACTTCTGGTACTGCTAAGTATGAGACTGGTGAATTTAATATCAAGTTCAATGATATCATTTATTCTGCACGTTCTAAGATTGCAGCAACTATTACAAGTATTGCACCTTATCAGGATGATATATCTAACCAAATTATTGATCAGGTAGACCTATCACCTAGTTCTTCCTTCTTTGGATTAGTATTCCAGAGGGTACCTTCTATTACCTTCCCTAATAAGATACTTGATAACATATCAGAAACAGTTATTAACCCTGTTGAACTATATGATCCTGAGACAGCTAATAACCAAGACTTCCTAGACTTTGAGAGAGTTCGTAACCAAGAGATACGTTATGACAATTTAACTGGTACTGACTTTGCTGCTGGTTCTGACATTCGTCTTAAGAAGATTTACTTTGGTAATTCATCTCTAAGAAGGACTCACGATGTACGTCTTAATGATGCTTCTAACGCTTTGCAGCGTAATGCGAGATTTATCGCTGAAGAAGCCGTGGGAGCAATGTTAGATTTCTACCCCTCCTTCCAAATCAATACTGGTAGAAATGCAGATTGTGAAGATGATATTGTAGATGCTATCAATATGATGGCTTGGCAGTTAGAGTTTGATGGTAACTCTGAAGTTTGGGATATTGCTAATACTTACGTTCAAGGTAACACTGTATATCACGTTGATGGTGCTGAATCTCAAACAGTTTGGGCAATGAATAAAGCACGAGACTTAGCACTCCAGTGCATAAGAATGGAGGATATTGATACTTCATTTACTACATTACAGCAGTGGAGAGACTTAACTGTTACTGGTGAGTATAGTGTAACTGATAATAGTCACGCTGATGCTAGAGCACTATTACTTGCTAACAAGTGGTATATCGCTCACGAAGCATTGTATTATGCTAAACAACAGAATCCTGGTTATACAGTATCTGGTGGTGACTCACATTGCTTGTCAGATATAGTTGATGTTGTTGAAGCAATTGCATATAACACTGCTGTTGGTGGTAATGACTTTGTTTGGGAAGCAACAGATCGTATTCTTCATTATGGTACTGTAACTGGTGATATCGATACTATGGTAGATGCCTTTACTAAGGCAAGAGATATAGCAATTAATGTTCAGAGGAACGTTGTATATGCCAAGCAAGATACTTCACACGGTTGGACACAATTTACTGATAGTGGTATTACTGCTGATGGTGCATCTCCTGCTTGTCAGGCACCTGCTGCAACAATAACCACCCTAGCGAATATTCTGATTAATGCCCTAGGTACTACTGCATCACCTGGAACTAGAGCAGCATTCCAAGCTGGAACAACGAAGACTGAACCATCTACTGCTTTGATGGCAAATCCTTCTACAACTGCTTGTGTAAACGTAACATCTGCTATTACTAATTACTTTGCAATTATCACTGATTCATTACAGGATCCAACTGGTGCTGCACCTGGAACTTATCCTTGGTCTATTTCAAATGTAACTAGAGTTGCACCTCCATATTCATTCAGTGATTCTGAGACACTTAAGTCTATTAAGCACGCTTATAAAGATAAGTCTTCTGGTGGATTCTTTGTCTTCGGTGAAATTGTTAAAGGTATAACATCTGGATCTACTGCTGAGATCATTGGTTCTAATGCAGGTAATAAGTGGATCTATAGTAAACAACCTTCAGGAGCATTCAATGATGGAGAATACATTACTAATAGTCTTTTAGTTAATACTAACGTAACTGTAGATAATTTAGATTATGCTGCTGGTGCTGGATCTCTTGAATTTAATGGTAGTGCATATCTAACACATCCATCTACTGAGAAAGTTGCATTTGGTGATGGATCTATTCCTGATGGTAACTTCACTATAGAATTATGGGTTAAAGCAACAGGTGTTAGTGGTAACCAAACATTATTAGATTTCCGTACTTCAACTGGTGATACAAGTTCTGCTTACTTGATTATGGTCAATAACACTGTTCGTTGGAACACTGGTAATGTTGACAGAATAACATCAAGTGCAAATCTAGCAGCAAATACTTGGACTCATATCGCTATCGTAAGAAATAGTGGTGCTACAAATATGTACGTTGGTGGTACTAAACAAACCACAACTTATACTGATAACACCAATTATGGCAATATGCCAGTTAAGATTGGTGCTAATGCTGCTAATGCTCAAGCATTTACAGGTAATATGGAGAACCTAATGATTAAGTTAGGTTCTACTGCTGTTGATTATACTAGCGACTTTACTCCTAGTGGAACTTATGATGATACAGATATAAATCTTAAGTTTGGATTTAATGGTGAAGCACCTATTCCTATTATTAAGGGTGAAATTTATGCTACATTCCAACAAACTATAACTTCTACTGCTACTGCTGAGGGTGTAGAACTATGGCGTGATGAGATTATGACTGAGGGAGTTGATCTTTCTCGTGATGATTATGTTGATTGTGCCGATATTATTGACAAGAACAAGTACTGGATTGCTGAAGAAGCAGTCGGTAGAATGAAGGCTATGTATCCTGACTTTGTGATACCTGGTGATACTGGTACTTCAGATCAAGGTACACAAACTTGCTTAAGAGATACTTATGAATACATTATACCTGCTATCGTTAATGATCTAAGGTATGGTGGTAACTTTAATAGTATCGTTGCTGCAAGAGGATATCTTGCTAACCAAGAAGGACAATTAGCACACGTTAACGGAGAATTGCTTCAATCCATCTATGCTTGGAGAGAAGTTGGTAAACTTTGCAATACTGTTATTACTGCTAATGCTGATGACCTAACTGGTGAGCATACAACACGTATTCGTATTCCTAACTACTTCTCATCTCCTGCAGCTGCTGGTATACAGACCTTTATTACTGATCTAGTAGATAGTTTACTATTAGTTCTTGGTCCTACAGGTAACAGATTTAGAGATGGTGCTGATTTACTATACTTCAACCGTAAGTGTATCGCTGATGAAGTTGCTTTCTGGTTAGAAGAACAGTATAACGTAACTATTAACTTCATTCAGGAAGATAAGTTTGACATTCCTGGTGGTACTCCAGGTCGTGATAAGTGTGTTCGTGACCTTAGAGATCATATTATACCTGCTATTGCTGGTGACTTATTAACTGGTGGTAATGCTAACGTTCAAGGTATTATTGATCAATACTTAGATTCTACAGGTAAGATCATTCAAGTTGAAGAAGAATTACTTCCAATGCTTGATGCAATTGGTTACTCTAAGATGTTGATGGAGAAGGCACTACAGAATGCTTTAGTTGGACGTAGTGAAAACCTTGCAAATCTTGCTGGTACAACTGCTCAAACTATTGACGACTTCTTCCAATTCCAATATACAGATTTCACTGCATTCCGTAAGGATCAGGCAACTGAATCTACCTTCTTACACGATCCTCAAATCTATGCAGGTTCTCAGAGAGCATTAGATGCTGCTGATATGCTTGAAACTAATAAGCGTGCTATTGCAGGTGAAGCAGTTGATCTTATGCTTAAGTGTTCTGCATTTAAACATTATCACTTCAGTGTTAAAGGTGGTAAGAATCATTGTGAAGATGATATTGTTGACGTTATCGAAGCTATCATTCACGACCTTAGATTCAATTCTAACTCTGCAACTTATGATGCAGCGATGTTATATCTGAATACTGAGAATGGACTGAAGCACGTTACTGATGAGACTGAAGAAACTGCCTTTGCTATGAAGATGGCTAGGGATATGTCTGCTTTGGCGATCCAGAACAAGTTAGGGTTTAATCCCTACCCTGATTATTCTGCAGGTGGTGGAGCTGGTGGCGGTCAAGGTGGCGGTGGCGGCTTCGGTGGAGGTGGCGGTGGTCAAGGTGGTAACCAAGGTGGCGGTGGTGCAGCACGTGGTGATTATGATAATAATGAGTCTGGTAATAAGGCATATAACGCTGCTGATGAAATTAGAAATAACTTAAGATTTATTGCTTCTACTGCTGTTGGTCGTGGTGTTTCTCAGTACCCATCATTAGGATTTGGTGGATATGGTTATCAGTCTTGTGTTGATGATTGTGTTGATATTTTAGAAGCATTGATATTCAACTTATCACACGGTGGTAATAACAAGATGTGGTATGCCACTGAGTTCTATGTTACTGATGCTAATGCTGTTCAGCATATCAATGGTCAACCAAATGAAGTTAAGTATGTATTTGAACAAGCAAGAGATATTGCTATTCAAGTAATGAGACAACAGTTAGTTGCTACTAATGGTTATACAGAAGGTGATCCAGTATATGATGATGAAATTACTATCGATCAACAAACTGCATCTGGTCAACATACTCCAACAGCAGCAACTTATGATCCTGCAACTGGTGATTTAGTTTTAACTTTAGGTGCATCACACAATGTAACTACTAACGATACAATTAGAATTAATACAAATTCACTTGTATTCACTTGTGATCAAGATGATCATCAGACTCAACATACTTATCCAAGAATTTCCGACCCAGCAGCTGTTGCTTTACTACCCGTCACGAACGTAAGTGGTAACGATATTACAGTCAATGTTGGTATAACAGAGAGAGTTAACTTTGATGCTAAAGATTCTACTTATGATCCTGAAACAGGTCTATTAACTCTTGATATTGGATCTCATAGTTTAAGAGAAGGTCAAACACTTAAGATTCTTCAGGATGAATTAAATTATCGTTGTTCTCAGGATAATTATAGATCTATTCATAAGTATCCTCGTGCTACTGATCCAGCAGTTGATAAAGCATTAGATATCGTTTCAGTTGGAACAACTCACCATACAGCAACTTGGGCAGACTTCAACCCTGTTACTGGTATGTTGAATGTTACCGTTCCTAATCACGGATTTAAGAATGGTGACAAGATTAGACTTGCTAACGATTCTATGACATTCACTTGTGATATGGATGAGCATTACAGCAAGAAAACATATCCAAGACTGTCTGATCCTGCTAGTGGACGTTTCCTACCAATCTCAAACGTAACTAAGAATACTTTTGATATGAGTATTGGTAAGACTCCTATCAAATACTTCACACCATCTCAAGCAAACTATGATCCTGAAACAGGTGGTTTAGAACTCATACTTGGTGTACACGGTTTAACAACTGGTACTCATATTAAGTTAGCACCTAACTCCTTAACATTTACTTGTAAGGAAGATGATGATGCTACCTTCCACACATATCCAAGAGCTCAAACAACTACTGTTACTCCATCTGATGCTTCTTACAATCCTGTTAATGGTCACTTAACTGTTACTGTTGCTAACCACGGATTCAAAGTTGGTGAAATGGTTCACGTTGAGAAGAACGGAATTGTGATGACTTGTGATATGGACGGAAATGCTTCTGAGCATCCATATCCAAGACAAGATGACCCTGCAAACAATTCTTGGATGAGAATTGAAGCAGTATCTACAAATACATTTACCTTTAAAGTTGGTGAATCACCTAAAGTAAGTTTCACACCAACAGCAGTGGATTACACCCCTACTACTGGTGATATGAAGATGACCATTGGTAATCATAGTCTTACTGCAGGAACTGCACTTAAGATTGCTGAAGGTGGTATTACATTTACTTGTGCACAAGATAGTCATCAAACTCTTCACCCTTATCCTAGAAATACAACTTATACAGTATCTGACATTAATAACGGTTCTTATGATCCTGAAACAGGAATAATGACCGTTACAACTGCTGCTAATCACGGTCTTCAGGATGGTGATAAAGTTAAGTTTGCTGATGGTGCTATTACATTTACTTGTTCTATGGACGGTAATGGTTCTAACCATCCATATCCAAGATCAACTGACCCTGCATCTGGTAAGTGGTTAGAGATTGATGTAACTGGTAATACAACATTTACTGTTAATGTTGGTAAGACTCCTACTGTTGGATTTGCTCCAACAATGGTTGATTACAATCCAACAACAGGTTTAATGACATTGACCATTGGACAGGGACATAATTTATCTGTTGGTCAATCTGTAAGGTTCTCTCAGAATTCACTTACATTCAAATGTGCCTTTGATAATTATGCTACTGATCACTCATATCCTCGTGCTTCAGGTCAAGGTGGTGCTACTCAAGATGACCCATTCTATGATACTGCTTGTGCAATTACTCAGACTACAGCAGACACAATTACAGTTCAAGTTCTAAGTTCACAACCATCTACTAACACAACTGCTCATACTTGGCAGGCTCCTACTAAGTTAACTCCAACTGGAGCATCATATAACCCATCAACAGGTGTTATGTCTCTTACTGTTACTGGACACGGTATGGTAAATGGAGATCATATTAAAGTTGATGATAATTTTGTAACCTTTACTTGTGGTCAAGATAGTGATCAAACTAATCACTCATATCCAAGACCAAAAGATCCTGTATCTAATAAGTTTATTCCTATCACATACATTGATGCTAATACCTTTAGTATTCAAGTTCTAGAGAATGTACCTTCAACCAATACTACAACTCACAACTTTGTAAGTGCTGTTGCTAATAGTATTGAGAGATGTGTTGTAAGAGCTGGTGGTATTTACACACACGCTTATGTTTCTTCAACTGCTGGTTCTCTAACTGCTAAGAAAGACCAAACATACGATTCATCAGTTAACATTAAGTACGAAGGTACTCCAATGACTGCTGCAAGTGGTACTACTTACAGTGGAACTACAGGTATTCTTGAGGTAACAACATCTGCTAATCACGGATTAGTTGTTGGAGATTATGTTAAGTTAAGAGATGGTGCAGTAACCTTTACTTGCTTAGAAGATAGTAATTCTTCTAACCATCCTTATCCAAGAGCAACTGATCCAATTAGTGATAAGTGGATTAGAGTTATGACTGTTCCAAATGCAACTACATTTAGTGTACAAGTATTAGATGCTATTCCATCTTCAAATACTACAACTCACACATTTGTTTCTGGTCTATCTAACGGAATTATTAAAAAGGATGATACTATTACAGTTAATGTTGGTATCTCTTCTAATACAACTGCTCATATCTTTAAGGAAGCAGTACCTGCTTGTATAACAACAGGTGGTAACTACACTCACACATTCGTTCGTGCTGAAACTAATTGTATTATTAAGTCTAAAGACCCTGTATATGGTAACTCTTTAGAAATTACAGGTACAACTGCTACTTCTATTACTCTAAACGTTTTACCAGTTGTTCCATCTACTAACGTAACTCAGCATACATTTATATCTGCCACAAATAATTGTGTAACTACTGGTGGTAATTACAGTCATAAGTTTATTTCTGCTGAGAAGGATGGTGTAGAACTAGAATCTGGTTCTGTTACTGTTAACGTTGGTACAACACCTGCTGTATTCTATAGCGTTGGTGATGCTAATTATGATGGCGAAACTGGCGATATGATGATTAAGGTTGGTGCTCATAAGTTAATCGATGGTACTACTATTAAGATTGCAGATGAAGCATTAACATTCACCTGTGATATGGATAGTCACGCTTCAGAGCACGTTTATCCACGTCTAACTGACCCTGCTAGAAACACTGCTTTAAAAATAAAAGAGTCAAGTTCTAACTCTCATACTATTACTGGTGCAACTTATACTCCTACAAGTGGTGTATTAACTGCAACTATTAATAATCACGGATTCCAGTCTAAGCGTACAATATCTCCAACCTTTGCTAAGTTCGATCCAGCAACAGGTGATTTGGAAGTTTATTCTGCAGACAACAGACTTGCTGTTGGTGATAGTGTAATGATCGATGATGGTGCTATTACATTCAGATGTTCTAAAGACCAATACAGTTCAACTCACCCATATCCAAGATCAACTGACCCTGCATCAGGAACTTACTTAATAGTTAAGAAAGCATCTAGAAATAGATTCACAGTTAATGTTGGATCAAATGCTTTAGGTGGTGCTATCTCTGATCAGAGTATTCACGTATTCGAAGCAGCTAATGGTAATAGTATTCACGTTGCTCCTACTTTAGTTAAGTTTGATCTTAATTCAATTACATTCAATTGTACTAAAGATAGCAACGCTACTAACCACACATATCCAAGAGCAGATGATCCAGAAGCAGGACATTGGTTAGAAGTTCTATCAACACCTGATGCCAATACATTCACCTGTAATGTTGGTATTGCTGGTGGTGGTAACTTTGCCCATACATTTGTTGGTGCTACTGCTGGTGGATTAAAAGAACAGACTGGATGGGTTACTGTTAACGTTGGTGCTACTCCTTCAACTGGACATACAGTTTCTACTGCTAACTTCAACGCAATTACAGGTACAATGGTACTTGGTATAGGTAACCATTACTTTAACAAGCACGACAATATTAGAATTTCACCTGATTCATTAACATTTACTTGTGGATTAGATAGCAACCAGACAAATCATACTTATCCAAGAGCAAATACTGTAGTAACTCAACCAACAGCAGCATCATATGATCCTGAAACTGGATATATGCTTCTAACATTGAACAACCACGGATACTCTAATGGAGACTTCGTTAAGTTTGAGTTAAATGCATTTACATTTACTTGCACAATGGATAACAATGGTTCAAGCCACACATATCCACGTGCTACTGATCCTACTTACGGTAAGTGGTTACCAGTAGAGGATGTACAAGCAAATACATTTAAAGTTCAAGTTGGTAAAACACCAACCACAGGATTTGAGCCTATCTCTGTAAGTTACAACCCAACTTCGGGTGTTATGGAGATGGAGATTGGTGAGCACGAATTTACTACTGATCATAAGATTCGTATTTCTGCTAATTCATTAACCTTCAGATGTGCTCAGGATAACTATCAAACAGATCATACCTATCCACGTTTAGGAGATCCTACTTATCAGACATCTGTTCCTATTATTGCAACAACACCTACTACAATTTCTGTACAGGTTCTTGCTTCACAACCTTCTACAAACACTACAACTCATCAGTTTGTACAGCAAGTAGGTAAGACACCAACTGATATTAATTACAATCCTATTACAGGTGTTATGACTGTGACTATTGCTAATCACGGTTATAACGATGGTGATATGATCAAGATCGCTGAGAACTCACTCACATTCACTTGTGATAAAGATAGTCACGCTAGTGATCACGTTTATCCAAGAAGAACAGATCCATTCTGGGATAAGTGGATGGTAATTGATACTGTTACTCAGGATACCTTCAATGTTAAGGTTCTTGAGACTGCACCTTCTACAAATACTTCAACACATATCTTTAAGTCTTGTACTGCTAATTGCATAACAAGATCTGCAATCAGAGGTGGTGGTATTTACACACATACCAATACTGGAATTGCTTCTGGAGGTATGATCCATAAGAAGGATCCATTCTATCAGCGTGGAATTAACATTGATCAAGTTGGATACACTACTCATACTGTAACCAATGCTAAGTATAACCCCAATACTGGTGTGATGAATCTCACCATACCGAATCACGGGTTTACTACCTCTCTCCAAAAGACAGTAACTGGTGCTACTTACGATGTAACAACCAGTATGTTAAGGATAACAAGTGCTGCTCACGGAATGAAGAATGGTGACAGAGTAAGAATTGCTGATAATTCTATTACATTCACTTGTGCTCAAGATGGTAATGCTACAAACCATTCTTATCCAAGACCAAGTGATCCTGCATCTCAACGTTTCTTAGTTGTTACTAACGCAAGTACCAATACATTTGAAGTTAACGTTGGTAATTTCTTCGGTAGAGGTCCAATTTCTAACCAGACTGCTCATACATTTGTATCTGCAACTACTGGTGGACTTGAAGTTGCAAGAGATAGTATTAAGATGGCTGAAAATTCCATCACATTTACTTGTGCTAGAGATGATAATGAAACACTTCACTCATATCCAAGAGAAAATGATCCTTCATATGATGAGTATCTACCAATTTCTAATGTAGGTACAAACGATTTTGATGTATATGTAGGACACGCTAACCTTGATAAGACAGTTCATCAGTTTGTATCTGCTACTTCTAATGGTATTCATCATCTTGATGGAACAATTACAATCAACGTTGGTATTTCTTCTAACACTACAACTCATAACTTCGTCAATCAACAGACAACTTGGACACCTAGCAGTGCTGCATACAACCCAACAACAGGTGTTATTACGTTAACTGTTAATAATCATAAGTTCTATGAAGGTGAGTACATTTATCTTGCTGATAATGCAGTAACTTTCCGTTGTGATCAAGATGGTCAAGCATCTGACCACGCTTATCCACGTAGTACTGACCCTGCATCTGGAAGAATGCTTCGCATTTCTAACGTAACTACTAACACATTTGATGTGAAGGTATTAGATGTAACTCCTTCTACAAACACTACAACTCACGTATTCCAGTCTGCTGCTGCTAATTCAATCACCAAACCTCAAGTACTTGGTGGTGGAGTTTATGAGCACAAGTATGTAAGTTCTAAGGGAATGGCAGTACGTAGTGGTGGACTTTATACACACGTATTTGAAGGACCAACTAAGAAGACAGTAACTAATGCTTCATACTTACCTGCTACAGGTATTATGACAGTTACAGTTCCTGATCACGGATGGAGTAATGGTGATGGAATTATCCTTGATGATTATTCATTAGTCTTTACTTGCTTAGAAGATAGTAACAATACTGAGCACCCATATCCACGTCCAACTGATCCATTCAGTAATAGAGTTATGACGATTTCTAACGTCACAACTGACACATTTACTGTACAGGTTCTAGCATCTGCTCCTTCTACTAACACTACAACTCATACATTTGTGAGTGCTACTACTCACGGAATTAGAAGAGCAGCAGTACACACTGGTGGTGCTTATGCTCATACCTTCATTAGTTCTCAGAGTAATGCTGTTACCTCATTTACAGGTGGTGGTGCTGCACGTTGTAGCAATGAAGCATCTGCTATTACTACATTGATGAATATTCCTATCAATCTGTTTGGTTCTGGTGTTAGTAATCCTGATGCATACATTGGTGGTATTACAAGAACTCTACCAGGCGAATGGCCACTAACAGGTGAACGTGCTGCAATTCGTGATTTAACAATCACTTATGACTCTGCTGGTAATGGTGAGTGTGCTGTTGTTGGATCTCAAATAATGCAGTTATTTAATTATCCAATTAATGTTATTGACACTGCTGCTCAAGGTAATGGTAATTGGTTTACTAATCAATCTGTCTTTAGACAGGCTCCACTTCAAAATAATACATTACAATCTGGTGGTGGTATTTGTTATAACGTAGTATCTGCTTCTAATACATTAGCAGATATGATTAATATGACACTTGGTCGTGCACCTGAAATGTATCGTCAGGCAGCAAGATTGATATGGTTTAATGATCAGTATATTGATCGTGAATCATATTACAAGACTATGCAAAATTATGGTGGATATACAGGAGACGAATCATTCGCAACTAATATCCGTAAAGCATTGATATATGACTTAATTACTGATGGTAATATCAAAACTCTCGAATTAGTTAACAGTTGGTTTGATGCCGAGGGTAACTTCATAGCGTTCCCTAATATCTTCAGAACATATCTGTTGTATCATACTGCTGCTGTTAAAGATATGACACTTAAAGTTCTTCAACAAAAAGCAGATAATCCTGGTCCTTATAACCAAGAGGTACCATATGAGAATCGAGAACTACGTCCTACTGAAACAGCACAACATAAGGTTTGGCAGTTATTCCACTTAATTGAAGTTGCACTTGAGAGATCAACTCTACCTACAGCTTACCTTAAGTTCCAATTTAATGTTGGAACTATGGTTAATACTGATGGTTCTATTGATGCTCCTAATGGACATTTATTCCAAGCATATGATCGTGTTACTTACACAGTTCTAGGTTCTGCTATTGCTGAACTAGACAGGCAAGTATATTTCATTCACCCAGATACTACTGAAAATCTAATATGGATTTCAGAATACATTGATGGTGATAAGATTGAATTATTATCTCCAGGAACAGCAGGTCAAGTTCATACATTATCTGTAGTTGATGAGACTGGTATACATCGTACTCCATCAACATTTGGTGAGCGTAATGTACCAACACCTATCTCTGGTGGTATACAACCTGCAGATATATTCTTCGGTGATACTACTGGTGCATATGCTGAAGTTATTAGAATACAAGATAACTGGGCTAAGGTTCTTTATAATGTCATTTACTTACCACTTACAGTTACTAGCGATCCTGAAGTATTTGTTAATGGTGAGGAAGTTGTTAAGACTGGTGCTACAGGAAATAAAGGAACCATCCTTGCAACAGATAATTCTACTTACATTAAGTTAGTTCTTACTGGTGGTAACATTGTACAAGGAGATAATATTGAAGGATTAACATCTGGTGCTCAAGGTACTGTTAGTGATGCTACCCATAAGCGTATATTAGTTAACTTTAGAATGGGTGAATTTATTGCAACTGATCTATTATTCAGTAAGCAAGATTCTGGTAGAGCAAATGCACTTATCGTACGTAATAATGATGGTGCTCTACTTGATAACCAGTCAGGTCGTGTAACATTTGATATTGAGACTGTTACTGGTAACTATGGTGTTGGAGATGTTATCTACGGTTCTGTTACTGATCAAATTATTGAAGTTGAGGCATTTAATGTTATGCCTGGATTTGGTGAGTACATCCATTCTACCGAGATTACTAGATTTGAATATGCATCATTAATTACTGACTTTGGTGTAGATGATACATTTAAGGTTGGTGATGTACTACAACTTCAAAATGCAGGTCAGTCAGTTGGTCACACATTCGTTGTTACTGAACACGATGCTGATAACAAGTACGTTTACCTTGCAAATGAAGAAGGTAGATTCTCTGCTATCGGTGATGATTTAACAGTTATTGCTGGTGATGTTGCTTATCAACTTGCTAAGATTCCTTCTGGATCTAACTTCCCAAGTGTATACACATCCGCTATCTCTTCTGTTGTAATTACCGCAACAACTGCATATGGACGTATTGAGAGAATTGAGCAAGTTGGTTTACGTGCAATCCTTCACTTAGGTGATACTGCTGGAACCTTCCTGAAGAACTCACAGATTATTGGTGATTATGGATTCAGAGGTGCTTGTTCAGTTGCTAAGACTTTACGTGGACGTGTTAGAAGGTACTTCAGAGGATTCGATGGAGAAACTAAGGACTTCAAGTTGACCACTGAAAATGGTACTGCATACTTCCCAGATCCTGCAGGTCATATGATGATCTTCGTGAATGGAATCCTACAACCTCCAGGTGGTAATAATGCATTCACCGCATTCTCAGATAACATTCAGTTCACTGAAGCACCTGCAATTAACTCAACATTCCACGGTGTTTACGTAGGTAAGTTGAGACAATTAGATGATATCTCATTCGACTTTGATTCATTACGTAACTCCTTCAACTTGAAGTTAGGTGGAGTATTCTACTCACTAACATTGACTGAAGGTGTACAGTCTAACACTATCAGACCTGAGAACAACATCGTCTGTCAGTTAAATGGTGTTGTACAGGAACCAGGTATCGGTTTTGAACTTGTTGGTTCACGTATTATCTTCTCTGAAGTTCCTCGTGCGGGTTCTACATTCGTTGCATTCTCCTACATTGGTTCTGATGTTGACGTTATCGCAGCAACAGTTGTACCTCCAATTGAAACTGGTGACAAACTAGCAATCGAGGGTGAGGAATTTGAAAGAGAAGTTGCTCTTATTGAGTCTTCTAACTCACTAATTACTTTCGAGTACACAGGATCTGTACGTGGACGTAACGCACAAGCACTTGCAAATATCGAGAGAGGTCGTATTATTGAGGCAATTCTAACAAATTCAGGTGATGGTTATACTTCACGTCCTCAAGTTGATGTGATTTCCTCCTCTGGTTTCGGTGGTAAGATCAAGGCATTAGTTGGTCTCGCACGTATTGATGTTAAGAATGCTGGTCAAGGTTATGTACTACCTTCAGTAGATGTTCATACGACAGTTGATGAAACATTCTTAGGACCTACAGGTGCTGGTGTTAATGGTGGTATTGACATTTATGATCCTAACTACATTCCTCAAGGTGAATCTGAAGCACAAGGTGAATCATATATCACTATTGAATCACAACCAGTTAACACAACAGTTAACCAAGGTCAGACTGCTTCCTTTACTGTAATCGCATCCACAACTCCTGCTGGTGGAGTTATTAACTATCAGTGGCAGAAGAAGGATTACGGTACTAATGAATGGATAAATATTAACGGAGCTACATCACCAACATATACTACACCTGCTACAACTCAGGGTGACGGAGGAGATGAATTTAGAGTCGGATTAACATCACTAGGTGCTACACCAACCCTATCTCAATCTTCCATACTGACAATCAACATAGGTTCTACCACAGTTGATAACTTCACCCCAGATCAAATATTTGATGACAACTAATGGCAGCAAACGGTAGCTACAATCCAAGCAATGATGTACTCACAGTAACGGGAGATGGTTTACCTCATCCCGTTGCTAAGGGTACTTTCCCTAATGCAAACAATTCTAATGACGTTGAGTCTTATACTTTTAGTCACGCTTTTACATATAGAGGTGGTACTAACACTCAAGCAGGTGGTAGTTTACCACTAGGTGTTGTTGGAATAAGTGCTAATGGAGTTGTTTTAAATAATCCATCTGCAGGTACTCTTGGTAGTCCTCCAACTGGATTTAATTGGGTGGCTACTGATGCTTTTGGTGTGTACAATCCTGGTGATGATACTGCTGGTGGTCGTCCTAACGCTAATGATCAATACCATTATATTGATGGTGAGTTTATAAGTGCTTGGAATACTAATCAGGTAATGGGATCTTATAATGATTACTATGGTTTAAGTCAGTATGTTGGTGACAATATGCGTCACCCTGACGGACACTCTAAGATCTTGGGTCTTGCATTTGATGGTTATCCTGTTTATGGTCCTTATGGATATAATTTACCACAGGACAATACTTCTCCAGTAGTTTTAATGGAGACGGGATATCAGATGAAAGAATCTATTGCTGTTAATAGACCTGCATATGGTACTACAACAGCAAATCCTCCTAAAGGTGCATTAATGGAGGATTATGAATATAATGTAGATAAGGTTGGAAGGCATCTAGATGTTTATAATGGTCGCTATTGTTATACTCCTGAGTATCCCAATGGTACTTTTGCTTACTTCATAACACTATGGAATGATGAAACTGAAAGTAAAGAATATACTGTAACAGTTACAAGTGAGAATGATGGTAATAAGTATCGTCTTGATGGAGTCTTGTATCCAAATTTAACATTTATTCAAGGAAGTACTTATAGGTTTATACAATCAGATCCATCTAATTTATCACATCCTATTAAATTCTCAACAACAGAGAATGGTATACACGGTGGTGGAGTTGAATATACAAGTGGTGTAACATCTGTTGGTACTGCAGGTGAGTCTGGTGCATATACAGAGATCACTGTACCTTCTGATGCACCTAATTTATATTATTATTGCCTCAATCATTCGGGAATGTCTAGTGGTGGAGGTGCTATTACGGTAGTACCTAATCGTTATATGACACCAAAGTTCCCTTATATATTTGGTCTTTCTTCTAAAGAAACTCTAAATATACCAGCAAATCAAGGTATTGGTCAGGAATCATCAGGTGGTGGAGAAAGTGGAGGTGGAGAGACCCAAACTACTCCAAGTATAATCATTACCAATCAGCCAACTAATGCAACGATTGCTGATGGTGGTACTCAAAACTTTAGTTTGATTGCTGTTATAGAACCTGAAGATGGTACTAAAGGATATCAATGGCAAGTATCTACTGATGGTGGATTTGCTTGGGCAAATATAACTGGTGCTAATAGTACATCCTATTCACTTGTAGCAGCAGCCTTTATGACTGGCTATAGGTATAGATGTATTGTTACTGGACCTCTAGGTGAATCACAGCAAGCGTCTAACTCTCCTCTTGCATCTAACCTTGTTATACTCACAGTCACTGGTGGTACTAGTGGCGAAGACACTTCATCGGTTTTGAAGTGGGACAGTAGTGTCGGTAAATTTGATATGACATCCATACCACTTGATAGGGATAATGCAAACCCAGACTTTACTAGAAATAATGTACGTTTTGATCTAACTAATTATGAATTTGACCTTACATAAATAAAACTGTAGAATAACCCCCCTACTATGGCTAAGCAGAACCTTAATATTGGCGTAAGTGCCAATGACGGAACAGGTGATACCTTACGAGACGGTGCTATTAAACTCAATAATGTTATAAACGAGTTATATGCATCCCTTGGAGATAACACCAACCTTCAAATAACAGTTAATTCACCCTCAACGAACCAAGTTCTTAAATGGAATGGTAGTACGTTTACGGAGGGACAACTTGCAGCATCGAATCTTACTGACGTGGACGTTAGCGGGGTTACTAACGGACAGGTTCTTAAGTGGAATACTGCAAATGCTCGCTGGCAGCCAGGCGACGATCTACAAGG